GAGTAGTTCACCCCCGTAAGGTCACCGGTCAACTGCTCATACGTCACCCCGATTCCCTTGGCGACGAATCGAAGCTGTTGCTTCATCCAAGACTCATACGATGACCCGACATCCACCGGAGTCGAGAAATTGACCTTGAATCCCTTCGGAAGCTTCACGTAGGTCCCGGGCTCAAGGGCAATGATCTCATCTTCATTGTCATCAACGTCACCCGTGTCGTTCCCAAGGATCTCATCGGAAGTAACGTCCTCATCTGAGGTGTTCTCGGCCTGCTCGATAAACCCCCCGAACATGGCCGCTCCCTTCTTCCTGACAAGTTCCGCATCATCATACTGATCGAGGTCATGAAGCTTGACGATGACTGAGGAAAGCCACGGTCGCCCGCGCATCTGACCCGCCCGCAGGGGCTTGAACATGTGAAGAACGTCCGCAGCATCCACGCGAACACGGTCAAAGTTGTACCGGTTCAGGATGTAATGCTCTCCGGGATGTTCGGGCCAGAGCCAGTAAGCGAGCGGAACCCCGATGGGATCGACTTCGATGCCAAAACGTATCTGGTTCCCGTTCGGGGCTATCGTCGTGTAGGCTTCATCCAGGTGATCCGCTTCAAGAAGCTGAAGTTGGAGCGGTACCGTATTCATCCTCCCCCGCTCCCGGCGAACGAAGCGACACATGACCTCCCCGGCATCAATCATGGCACGACTCGCAAGGCTCTGAAGCCCGTAAAACGAGAGCCGGCCATAAACGTCCGCCTCATCTATCCAGTCATTCCAGAGTTCGAGGAGCCTTTCCCGTTCCTCCACCGTCCACCGCGGGGAAATCCCAGACCCGATGATGGACGCCACGAAGGAATCAACCCCTCCGTCCGTAATGGCATTGTTCCTGATGAGTTCCCTGGACCGGGACCGAAGCCCCGAAAGATTGTACGATACGACTGCCGATGGACCCGCCGTCGAGAGCCCCCAGGTCTGCATCCGGCGCCCCGTTGACGACCCCTCGTAATCAGACAGCATGGACACGGGGATCTTCCTTCCGAAACGGTCGAGAATATGAAGGTTTCGTCTCCTCGCCATCACAGCCCCTTCCTTGTCGTTGTCCTGATATAACGCCTCGACCCGGCTTCGGACTTCAGCACCGCCGTAGATACCTCATTGCGAAGATCCCGGAGTTCCGACAGATCCGCCTGCCCGAATACCACCGTCTTGTTCCCCATTGTAAACGACACTTGGCGGGTGCCGGCCACGAGGCTCGCAATCGCCGTATCTATCGTCGCAAGCAACGCGCTGTCATACGCCATGAGAACCCCCCTTAGACCTTTGCCCTCTTATACAGGCTATTCGTTCCCGTTTCAAGAGTCTTGAAACCACTCCACATGCCTCCATTGAAATTATTTCTGCGTCATCCACATCGACCGGGCCACCCGGCGACTCCCGGGACGGATCTGCTTCTGCCTTGTCTCTGCATCTGCCTTCATGGACTCCTGCACGACCTCATCGGACGGCTGTATCCAACTGCTCTGAATCATTTCATTCAGAGACTCAACGGAAATACGAATGGCCCTGGTCCCCATCTTGATAGCCCTGAGGGTGCCCGACGACACAAGCTGATAAATGTATTGGTCGGTACAACCGAGGGAGTCCGCCGCTGCACGGACGGTTACGAACTGTTCGAGCCGGGGCTTCTCCTTCATCACCTGGTCCTCATCCACTTCGACCGGATTACCTTATTCTGCTTCGGCTTTGCGGGCTTGGACTGATCCCGTGGACTCGCCACCTGCACCGCCTTCTGGAACGCTGACCTTGCCTGGGCAACGGACAGAATCCGAAGTCCCACCATGTCAGCCAACATCAGGTTCATCACTTCCAGGTCGAAAGCTTCATTCCGTTTCTTTCCCTGACGCAACTGCCATACCTCAGACGTCCTTCCCGTGGTCCGGTTCCTTACGATGACTTTCTCCTCCGCGGTCAACTGCTCGATGTACATAGGGCTTACTCCCTGGTAGATATGCCAAAGCCGCGGGGCTTCCTGCTCATCCATGAGTAGGTTCACACGGCGGGCAAGAGCGTCCTTCCAGTAGTCCGCATCATAAATCCAGAGCGTCATCCCCTTCTTCATCGGACGACCATCGGGATACTTGTCAATCTTCGTTGCAAGGTACGGGGCACGCATCGGATGGGAAGACCCCTTCGATGCACGACAGACCTTCTGGTAAATACGAACGAACTCATAAACCTCATCCGTCCGATACCCTGAATCAATCATGATCCGGCGAACGCCCTTCTTCTCGTTTGACCCCTCCACGGGAAAGGTGCTGTCTATGAGCACTGCACGGAGATCATCGAAGTCCTGAACCTGGCCCTCCTTGACGAGCCACGATTCCATGGTAACGGACCAGGCACGGATAAGGTACTGAAGGTAATACTTCTGCACGTCGACCGTGGCCAGAAGGACTGCCGCATCCTTCGGCACAATGCCGGAGGGGTACAATGAAGTGTATGACCCGACTTCCTTTGGTATGCTCTCCGACACGGTTTCCTTCACGGGCAGCCCGAGCCAGAGGTTGACAAAGTTCATGTACTGTTCCGGGTTGTCCTTTGATTTCAGAAACTTCGTTGCCACCTCACCGAACAAGACCCAGGGTGAGTAAAGGGCATTGATGTGAAACCCGACAGACCTCGTAAGACCGTCATGCTCTTCCAGGGCATTCCCGTACTGATCCCGCCACTCGCCGCGCTCAATCATCCACATCTTATGATGGTCGAGAATGTGCCCCTTGCATTCCGGGCATTCGTACCAGGTATTGTAATAAACCTCCTCCACCTCATACGGCTCCCCCTCTTCATGCCACTTTACGCGGTAATCCTTCTGGGTTTCATCATCCCCCCAGAACTTCAGGGTCTGCATGTGACCACAGAACGGGCAGGGAACGTAATACTCATACCGAAGGGACGACCCCAGGTACGCACGCCAGATGTTCCCCTTTGACGTAGTGGGCGTCGAGACCTTCACGATCTTTCTGTTCCAGAAGGTTCTCGCCCTTTCCGTTGCCAGACCTATCGGCTCTCCCTCCCGTCCGGCAAACGGAGGGTACTTGTCCGTCTCATCAAAGAAGATGTACCTCACGGGCTTCGTGGCCAGGGATGCAGGGCTGTTCGCTCCCGCGAGGTTCAGCACCATGTTCAGGAATGTCATTTCGAGAAGGGTGAACTCATTGACATCCGGGGATTTCAGGTTCACCAGGGAATCGATGGCCTCAATCATGGGCTGGAACCTGTTCCTGGATACGTAGACGGCCACGTCCACGGTAGGCATTACGAGCATCATGGGGCCCGGGGCATTCTCGATGGCATACCCCATCATGTTGTACATACCTTCCGTGGCGCCGACCTGCACCGACTTGCAAAAGGAAATCTCCTCAACGGCCGGCCACGTGAACACGTCCATAAACCCGCGCAGGTAAGGGGCACGGTCTGTGCGCCAGGGCCCGGGCTCAGCCGACGTCTTCGGGAGAAGGATGCGCTTCCTGTCCGCCCATTCGGAAACCGATTCCTCCGATGGCGGTTTCCCTGCCATCCTCTCTGCGAGGGATGCTTCTTCGAGGCTTACCTGTCTTTGAGGTTCGAAACTTCCGCACCCGAGGTCCATTGCCCCTCCCTGGAATACCGTTCCAGTAGAATCTTCACCTCTACTGCGAGGATCTTGCTTATTTCATACCGTGACTTGTTCTCGAGTAACGGGGAAAGACGGTTCTGCCAGGCCATGAGAGCAGTCGCCAGTTCCTTCACCCTGGACGCCCAAGCCTTATATACTTCGCTGACCGGAACGTACTGAGAGTTCAACTGCTTCAACATGAACTGCTCCCGTTCGGCACGCACCTGCTTGATAACCAGGTCCGCTTTTGCCTTCAGGGATTCCATGTCCTCGGCATCACCCTTCTCAAGTCGCTCATCCCGGTAACGGTCCAGTTCCGATCTCAGAAAGGTCCCGTCCGGTTCCTGCCGGATCTGTCCCTTCTGCAGGTGATACGAAAAAGACCTCCTGGATATCTTCAGGTACAGGGCTGCATCCGAGTACCCCATCCTGACATCCGTACCGGTCGCTTCATCCAGAGCAACCTGCAATTCACGCCCCAGGGCCTGAAATGTCCTCTGTTCTGTCGGAGATAACTTCGCACCCTCATTGATTTTTTTCAACAGGTCAAAGTACAGCTTTTCCTTCGCCTTCAACCCCACTTCCAAGAGCAGTCCAAGACGGGTCTGGTCCGTTTCAGATGCCTTTTTTTCGGGTTCATCTGCCATCTCAAGCCCCAGAAAAAAAATCTGTTACACAGCAAAAATAGGTCAGGAACGCGGGCAAAAAATGCGGCCACGGGCCC